GAAAACTCACTAAGAAACTATGACATAGTTTTAGTTTACGCACCAGACAGAATAGATACTTTGGGCGGAGGAACCTCTGGAAGCGATGTAGACAAGAATAAATTCATGGCAACTATTTATAGATGTTGTCTTCTAACCTCAATGTCATATAATATTGCTGTAAATGGCCCAGTAACAGAAACGCTAACATTTACTACAAGAGTTGCCAACCAGATTGATGCAAGCAGTTTAAACTGGTCAACTCTCTCACTACCAGATAATGGTGCCGCCGTTACTGGTAAAGTTCTTAAAAGAGATCATATAGATACTACAAATTCTGTTTTGCCAACAGAAGTTACTAGAATGTTTAATTTAGGAACATCTGACAAGGGGCTGCCGGTTTTAGGTCTCCAGAATATAGAGATAGCCGCTTCAATCAATTACAGCGACATGCTTGACGTGGGACAATGGAGAGGTTCTAACTTGTCCGGGGGTTCTATGTCTAAAGCTCTTACTAGTGATCCCGCCAAAACGATAACTGAATCCGCAGGCAGCGATGCCAAACGAGCGGAGGAAAATTTATATCGTCAAGTAATACTTCCCGTGGAAGTTACGGCTTCTTTTACCGGAGTAGCTAGAACACAATACAGAGCCGGTGGCTATCAAGATTTTGAGTTAGACAACGACACATTTAGTGATACAGAAATAGCTATTGCGACATTGGCTCTAGCTGACGGAGGAACAAAAAGAGTGCAATGGAATTTAGGAAAAAAGAACTATTTAACAGACATTAGTTATACAGGAGGAGACACAGGAGGAGGAAATGTGGAAGCGACATTATCTTTTCAAAATGACAGAAGCGATTTTGTCGTTTTAGAAAACGCAAGCGTTTTATCAATCGACCCCGGCTCTACAGTTTATTAAAGGAATGAAATGGCTAGAAAGCAAAAAAGAACAACTAGCAAAAAATCTCCAATTCGACCTTCTCGCAAAAAATTAAAACCTAAAACAGAAAACCAAGAAGAATATATCAGATCAATGGTTGAGTCAGATGTTACATTCTGCTCCGGCCCAGCGGGATCTGGTAAAACGGCAGTAGCTGTTGGACTGGCTTGTGAATACATGCTAGAAAACAAGATAGAAAAAATAATAATCACAAGACCCGTTGTAGAATCTGGTAGAGGTCTTGGCTTTTTACCCGGAACATTAACTGAAAAAGTGCAACCGTATCTTGTGCCTATAACTGAAGAAATGAAGCTATATTTAGGCAGAGACACATACAACTCAATGAGGTCAATAAACGCTATTGAAATTTGTCCTCTTGAATATATGAGAGGTAGAAACTTTCATAACTCTTTTATGATATTAGACGAAGCTCAAAACGCGACTTTCGAGCAAATAAAAATGTTCTTAACGAGAATAGGGCTTGGATCAAAGGCTGTAATCAACGGAGACCTAGATCAAACAGACCTACGCGGGGAATCTGGCGGCCTAGACTGCTGTATGTCTAGATTGTCCGGCCTAAGAGGGCTGGCCATATGTGAACTAGACCAGTCTGATATCGTTCGCAACGGAATAATATCTAGTATTTTAGACAGACTTCGCTAAATTTTAGTGCGATAAAAGGTCTTATTTGATATAATAAATACAACTATGGAGCTAGGGGTTTGGTTCTTAGCTCCATTATTTAAATTTGAAAGGAAAACAATGCCTCTTTATGATTTTGAGTGCGAGCCTTGTGCCTATTACACAGAAATAAGACAGTCTATGGAAGGCCCAAGCAGTCTTGAATGCCCGGTCTGCGGACAAGAAACTTTAAAAAAAGTTTTTATAAACGCTCCTCATTGTTATGTTAGAGGAGAGTCCGCGACAATAGGACAAATAGCAGACAGAAACACAGAAAAAATGGGCCTATATGAAAAACAAGAAAAGACCGCAAAAGACAAAAATGGAAAAGGCTTAACTACAGAACAAAAAGAAAAAAGAAAACAGCACCAAAAAATTGTATCTATGACCCCAGAACAAAAGATGAAGTGGATAAGAGAGGGTGATTAATGGCTAATAGACCTAAAATTATAGACAGGCAGCACAGCTCTACAAGCGTAGAAAGAAGTAAAAAGCCGCACATAGCGATAGTGACCATGAAAATAGATATTAGAGCGATGGAGTCAGATGGAACGCTAGACAACTATGTAATGGGAGAAAAGGAACTCAGAAAATATGGAATGTCCACAAAGGCACAGATAGCAATAAACGGCAAAGATGAAGCCGTATGTATTAAAAAACTAAAAGAATTATTGGAGAGATTAAATGGGTAGAGGAGAAAGAGAAGATATTTCAGGTCTTAATTTGCCAGATCCGGAAAAACCTGACATTATTTTTCTTGGCCTAAAAGGGGAGCAAACAGAAGAAAAAAAAGCTCTAGCGAAATGTGTCACAGTAAACAATGGATATGATAATACTTCAGTACAGTGCTTTATCAGAATGGGAAGAG